CCTTAACTGTGCTCTAGGTCTTAAATGTGAAAATACTCTGTCTTAAATCTCATATTGAAATGATATTTGAGTCTGAAATATTTTTTGCAGATTTCTTTATAGAGAAATTTCTTTCATGAGGTGGAAGGAGCTTTTACCTGGTCACTTTCAAGCATGTGCTCCTTGTTGGGCAAAGCGTGCGTGCTGTTTTCACATGGCTGCGATCCAGCAGCTTTGATGCTTCATCGATGTCATGGATGGGCCTGCCGCGAAGTTGCGCATGTCGCACATAGGCATGGCGCGCATTCGTTTGCCAGCCTCTTTATTGCCGGTGACAAGAGTGAGGTTGCCCCGTTGCAAGAGCTGTTCGATACATTCAACGAGTGGGCGGGACGGGAGGTTGTGAGGCAGCCTCCTTATGAAGCAAATCTGAGCTGACCACTGCACTCTATTGGGCGGCACTGGGAGGGGGAGTCAATGAATGGGGATACCACTCCGAAATGACCGATGCTGCATGCGCATGTGCTGATCGCCAGAGGTCGTTCTGGCTGGAGCCAGGATGGTCTGGTAGTTCGATGTGTCTATCAGCCGCGCGAATGGCGAACCAAATGCCATGCTCCCAGTCCTGGTCTCGTTGCAGTTTCTTGAGGGCAGGTGCAGTAATCACGATCACTCTCTTATTGCCCGCTCTTGCATAGCCGATCTCAACCAGCGTTCCAAAAGCCTCCAGGTCTTCGAGATAGGCGACAACAACGTCGGCCCGTGAGATGCCTTGAAGAGCTCCGCGATAGGCTGCGCTTTGTGGATTGGAGGGAGAGTAAGAATTTGCGCCATGCATGTGTCCATGGCTGCCATTTCTCGCTTTCCATGGACCTGAATACATGAACCTCGTACGAGTTCCGTGAAATAGCATTTCTTCCGGCGGCGCGATCAGCACATCGGTATCTGAATTCTCGATCCCTAGATCACCAAGTGCCTTCGATCTGGATACGTCGAAGATTCGCCAACAGGAAAACTCTCTGCCCGGGTCCTCGTTGTCTAAATCTGTCCCCATTTTTCCCGCCATGTAGACGACAGGTAGAGCCAGTTTCACTTGGCGGATTGCTTTGCTCGCCTGCAGCCAGTTTTCGACATCCGTTTCAAACCAGCCAATGGCTCTGTTGCTCATCGGTGTGGGATGAGGAAACTTGTCCTTGCGCAACAGCTTGTAGAGCATCGATCTTGATAACCCAGTCCGTGTCAGAACCTCATCCATAGGGATGACATTCTTCGTGAAGCGTGACTTGCTATCCGTAGGCATGTGGTTTCTTGAGCTCGTGTGCTAGGTGGATGAGCTGGTGTTAATTAATGCAATAAGTATTAATTTCTGATAGCCATACCCAATGTAGGATTGGCTCTGACATTGTTGTCGAATACGAATGATTTGTATTCATTTCGTATTTTGATCTACTTTCACTCTTTGGCGGGACATGACGTTACCGTCGCGCCTGCCTGCTTCGTGGGGCAAATTACGAGCCGGTCGGCATGTCGCGAACCCGCGGCACGGGATGCAAGGTATGGGGGGAGGGAAATTACGAGGCTTGCGGGGCGCCAGGCAGACTGAAGCCATCGCTGGATGGGGGCGCCTCTGTCCAAGGCGAGAGCTGCCATCTCGCCACGCAAGCGGGAGGACACAGGCGTGCTTTCGGATGTCGTCGCATGGTTTTTGCGCCAATCGTTTTTTTGAGATGCGCCAAATCGCAAATTGCGAGGGGACCATTGCGACAAAGAAAAAAGCCGTTAAGTCTTTGAGACTTAACGGCTTTTTGTATGTGGTGCCCGGGGCCGGAATCGAACCGGCACGCCTTGCGGCGGGGGATTTTGAGTCCCGTATAGATTCCAGTGTTTGTGCGGCTTAGCGCTGCATTCCGTTCGTGGTTGATGGGTGCTTTCTCGCTATGGAGAGGACTTAAACACGAACGGAACTTGCGTATTCCGTTCGACCTGACCGCCCGTGCCGTTTTGGGCTGACCAGGCTGCTGGTTGTGACCGACTGAGTTCGGGCATGTACAGTCATTCCATCATTGGTCTTAGGACGACTTGCAATAAGCTCCAATCGCGAGATTTTTAGGCAGAGCCTAAAAATTTGCTAGTAATTGCCCACTCAAAGAATTGAAGATAGATTCATTTTTATAAGAACGACGATCCTATTTTCCTGTCGTTTAAATTTAGTTAGCACTACTCAATCCGTATCGCAAGGAGCCTCATGTCCGACGTCAATTTACCAGCGGTAATCGGAAGTACATTGCCCGTTCTAGATCAGCTCACTAAAGTTCTCGGTGTGCCGCGTGACACACTTGCATCTGATGAAGAAATTCAAACCGCTTGGGGTAATCTGCCGGGCGTCTTGAAGAAAATCCCACCCGCCCTCCGAACGGAGGGAATGGTCCGAATGTGCGTGGCTGTATCTGCTGGTCTGTTTGATAGCGCAATCAACTACATTTGGAATGCATCAGTTATAGAGCTACGCGAGAAAGTCAAGCGCTTTGGCCTTCCAGTAGTTGCGCAGATAACTGGGAAGCAGGGCTTCGACGAGGGAGCTCTTCTCGACCTGAAGGACGCAGAACTGCTATCTATGTGTCTCAAGCTCAACCTGATAACCGAGGACGGGTTCTTTTTTCTTGATCAGTGCAGAGACATTCGGAACAACTTCTCCGCGGCCCATCCAGTCGTTGGAAAAATTGACGATCATGAGTTCGTTGGCTTCACGAATCGCTGCGCAAAGTACGCGCTCGGAAATGAGCATAATCCTGTAGGCGTGGATCTCTCGGCCTTCATGGCCGCAATCAAGGGTGGGAAGTTCTCTGAGGAGCAGGTGGGGCAGTGGGTTCTTCGGATTCGGAAGACGCACGAAGCGCAGCAATATTTGATCTTCGGATCTCTTCATGGAATCTACAGCGACCCAAGCAGCAACGAAGAGGCACGAGTTAACGCACTGGCTATCGCAGCGAAGTTTTCTCCTCACTTCACACCTAAAGCCAAATCAGACCTCATCAATCGCCATCACGATTACATCGCAAAAGGTGATGAAAAGCGCCACAAGGCGTCGCAACAGTTCTTCGAGAAGCTGGGCATGCTTGCTCTATTGGGCGAACATGAAGTCCACTCATTGGTATCAAATGCCTGCAAACGACTCTTGGGCGTACATCAATCGAACGACAACTTCTACAATGAGCCGCCCTTTGCAGAACGTCTTCTTCAACTGACGCAGCAGGCTGCAGTTCCTGACACGGTCAAACCAGAGTTTGTCGAGGTGGTGGTCACTGCTGCAACTGGTAACCGGTACGGTGTTTCAAACGCAGCAGTGCCGGCGTACCACAAGATGATCAAGGGTTTCTCCCCGAGCGAAGTTGAAATCATGCTCGCTCTGCCTCAAGCGAACGGAATCATTGGCGCTCGCCTGAAGGCCTATCAGTCGTGTCGTAGTAGGTTTAAGGAACTTGTCCAACTAATTGATCCGAGTTCAGTTCCGGCAAAGTCTGCTAGTTCTTACGCCTTCTGGACCAAGTAGCGTTAACTTGGCTGTTAGTGGCTGTCTGCTTTGGGTCGATTGCTGCCGATGGTCAGTGCAAGCAGGCCGGTCATCACGTATCTGAATGATAGTCAATTAAGCCCAGCGTCCGCAAGGAATTAGCGGGTGGTTTTAAGCAGTTGCGCCTTCGTGCGGTAGTGCTTGCGCGTCGTGACTTTGCTGTTGTGATCGAGCAGTTTGGAAGCAGCGTCAAGATCTTCTGCAAGGTCGGCGGCAAAGCTGCGCATGTCGCGCAAGTACATGGCGCGGATGGTTGCTCCGAGCTCTTTGTTCCCCATGACTTCGGCGCGGTATGCGGCTGCATCGCGGGCATCAGTCCAGCGGTCGGACAGCATGCGCTGTGAGACGGCTTTGCCGTCAGGCGTGCATAGCAGCTTGGTGCAGTCTGTTTCTATGTTTAATCGCCGCTCAAGGATTCGGGTCAGTACCGGCGAATCAGCGACGATGAATTCAATTGCGCCCTTGAGTCGCTTGGTTTTGTTGGCCAGGCGCTTGAGTCTGCCGTTGACGGGCAGATCCACGTCGGCAACGTCTTTGAGGCGCATGGCAGTTGCTGTTGCGATGTCCATGCCATCGCGCAAGACCTGATCGCCCTGGGCGTAGACTGCGGCAAATAGCTCGGCCGTCACTTCAAACTCACGCGCCTGCTCCGCATTTTTCCAGTTCTTGACGCCTTGGGCAGGCCACGGCTTTTTCGTCATCCCCCAAACCAATGCTTTGTGCCAGATGATCGAGAGCAACGACATTTCCCGGTTTCCTTGCGTCTTGCCGGTGCGCAGATCCAAATACTGGCGCAAGGTGGGAAGGTCAACGTCATCCCAAGTGGCATTGGCAAAAACTGGTTTGAGCTTCTGCAAATGCTTGATGTAGCCGTTCTTGGTCTCCGTACTCTCGTACTTGATAAGCTCCTTTTCTTCCCAGCGATCCAAGGCCTCACCAATGGTGCCGGAGCGCATGGTTCCGGTTTCTGACAGCTCCTCCCATTTTTTGACGGCAGTGTCAAAGTCTTTGCCCAGTGGGATGTCTTTGTGCCCCAGGTCGCGGCGGTAGTAGTAGTAATAGACGCGAACCTTGCCGTTCTTGTTCCTGCGCGACAGGGCGGTGAGTCGAGGATATTTTGTTCTTTTGGGCATTGGGTGTTCCCTACTTCACTGCTGAGAAATTCACGCCTTTGGACTTCACGAGAGGCTTGCCCTCGATCCACTGCTGCACATGGCTGCGCATCACAATCAATCGATCTTCATCGATCTGAAATGGCAGGCCTTTGGATTTGAGCCAGGCGATTTGTGGGTTCTTGTTGCGATAGCCGGTCAGCTCGCGCCGTTCTTCCTTCGTGAGAAATCCGGTCATAAAAGCTCCATTAACGAAAAAGCCCCGCACTTGGCGGGGCTTGGTGTTTGTGAGGGTGAGTGGCTACTCTGTCCACGTTGTTCCAGGTGGGGTTTCAAGACGCTTGATAAAAACGGCCTCGTCCTCGATCTCACCCAGCACCGGGATTCGGCGCAGGCTGGGTGTCGTGATCTGACTGAGCTTTTCAATGACTTCCGCTGCTTTCAATGCCGTCGCGTCACCCAAGCGGAGTGCGGTAACTAGGTCATGAAGTTCAGCGGGGGGAATGCCCAGACCAATCAGATTAGGTTTGCTCCCCGTTGCAGATCCTTCGGTACCGGCGTCCGTGGCTGATTCAATAATTCCGTGTGCTCTCTCAACCAATCGAGTGCATGCGAGAGGAAACGATCCTTCTTGCACATCACCTCCCAGAGCCTTGCTTATCTGCTCTAGTGTGAGTGGCGAGCGCTTAGGTGTTTGTCCACTTTCTAGAGCGGAAATTGCAGGTGCAAGCAGACCCTCTGCAATGCGCTTGGCTGCCTCAGCATCTTGAACTCCACCAGTAGCTAGGTTTCGATACAGATGGCGTAGGTTCGCCAGTGCTGTAGTGTGCTGTGCTTCGCTCACGGTTGATTCCTTTCAATCGATACTGATTATATATACAGTGATTCAGGCTGCAAAGAGCGTTCTGAGTGCGTGCCGGTGTCACGCCAAAAATGAACCCCGCTCAGTGGCGGGGCTCGGGGTTGCAGTTTTGCTGCTTCTCTTGGCGAGCGCGGCGTATGTCTCGTTTGCGGCTCATCCCTGCTGCGCTCCTTCCTTGGCTTGGTACATGAACACTGGAAATCCATCTGGTCGCATCAGATAGCTCAATTCGATGCCGCGCGGTTTGCATTTCCACTCGACCATGCTGGCGTGCAGGTACTTGCCCATGAGCTTGCGCCAGTCGTCTGGGATCAGAGCCATGACGCCATCGCTGGATAGTTGGTTTCCACCCTGCGTTTTGATGACAGCGGCAAGCATGTCGGCGTACTCATCGCTGAGAGCCATTCCTGACTGAGCGCACTCTCTCGGCGTGTAGCCCGGAAACGGCCATGCCTGATAGCGCGCAATGTTGAGCATCGGCGCGGGCGGCACTTGGACGGTGCACGCGAGAGCAGCTGCTGAAAACAGGTCAGCTTGCATGCTCACCCCCTTGCGCTGCCTTGGCAGCATCTTCGGATTCGAGAAAGTCGGCGGGCAGCGTGACGCCTTGCGTTTCGTCAGGGAACCAACTGAATGGCTCCGACTTTTTGAGCACTTCATTCAGCTTTTCAAACGCTTCGCGTACATCCTCTGGCACTTCGCAGTCTTCCGGAAGGATGTCAACAAAGTGCTCATTCGGATCAATACGACTCGGGTAGGAAGGCTTGCACTTGGTCAGACGTGCATCTTCTGGATTGATGCTGTTTTCTTCCAGCCAGTACACCAAGTCCTCTGCATCGAAGAAGTAGCGGTCGGTGTCGTACAGGTGAAGCGGGAATGCCTCCGGGCTGTAGGCTTCCTTGGGCATGTTTTCCCAGCGCTGTTGCATCTGTTCGGCGCGACATGCTCGACACCATGAGCGCTGCTCTACCACGCCATGTGCGGGGTTGGCGTCGCAAATTTTGTGGGTCGATCCGCTGTAACGCGCCATGCGCTCGTCTTTGCCCCAGAAATGCCCGTCACGAGACACCCAGCCCGTCACGGTTTGGATGCTGGCTGCCTCGTCGGATTCGGCCATGATGATTTTCGCTTTGTCCATGTTTCACTCCCCCTTTTCTGCAGCGATAGCGGCGTCAACTGCTTGATCGAGGTCTTCTTCGTTGAGGATGACGTTCTGAGGCGTCATGCCTGCAAAGACCCCTCCTTGGCTGATCGTTTTAAGATCACGGGAGCGCAACCAGCGGTAGCGCGTGGCATCAAGTGCATCGCCGTGCTGCCAGTCGCTCATGCGCTGCTCAAACGTGGCCGCATCCCCTGCCCGTGGCGCAATGGTTTCGCCGCGCGAGATCAGAAACGCGCAGAAGTTCGCCACATCCACGGGGTCACCTTTTTCCACGCATTCACGCAGCAGATCAGATAGGCGCTGCTGTGTGCAGTCGTTGTTCCACCTGCGATAGCCCTTGGCGCGCTGACCGGCCAGCTTGGCTTTCATGTTCATGGAAAGCACCTCGACTGCAGCGTTATCCACGCGCTCGCGGTAGCCTTCGGCGCGCTGTGGCGCAAAGGGCATGTCGCGCATCCACCAGCATGCAGGCCCATCTTCTGTATCAAAGACCGCAACGAGGTTCCAGCCATCGCCCTCAGGGCGCTTGGGCATCCATGCGTTGTAGCTATCGCCATCGTCAGTCAGGCCGTTCCCTGTCATGGCCTCGTATGCCTCCGAGTCCATCTCGTTCTCGGCCATGCCTCCTTTCAGCTCAATACCGAGAGCTGCAAAGAAGTCTGAGCTTTTCACGCCTTCGTCAAAGTCAGGTAACGCGGGGTGAAAGCCGATCCCGTCTTTGTCGCGCACCAAAGCCTGGCCGTCCAGCATGCGGGCCTTCCAGGCGTCATCGAGCCTTGGCGCTGCCTGCACAGGGTCTGGCTCCTGAATCTGGTGCAGGCAGTGCGAGGCTGTTCGGCGGTTCCATTGCTCGGCCAGCAGATGGGTGGGGTCGTCGCCGCATGCGAATCGCAGGCTTGTGCTGGCGCCACAGCCAGGGCATTCAATGAAATATCCCCCGCTATTGTCATTGGGGTTCTCGTTTTTGATGGATATGTCTGCGTTGCTGCAGAACGGGCAGGGCAGTAGCTTGGTGGTGCTGCTCATGATGGTGCTCCGTACAAGAATGAGAAAAGCCCGCTTTTGCGGGCCGGGTGGTGATGGTCAGGCTGCCTTTCGGAGCTGGCCTACTTCGCTGTAGTTCGCGGCGACGATCAACCGCATGGGTAGGGGGCTGACACTGTTGCCGGCCATTCGCACCTGTGCCGTTTTCGTCAGGGGCTTGCCTGCGGCCGTGCGGTCGATGATGTAGTTTGGCGGGAAGTCCTGAGCGTTGTAGAGCTCGCGCGGCACCAGCATGCGCAGCGTGATGTCTACGATCACCCAGGGCTCACCCTTGAGCCAGACCGTCACCAGTGCCAGGCGGTCGCGTGTGGTGATGGTTGTTACCGGCTCGCGCAGATCAGACCATTGGCCGCCGCTGCCGTGGTACCGCATGAGGAATGCAGCACAGCGCAGGGCGCCGGCTTCATGCTCTGGGCTCAGGCTCTGCTGCTCCAGCTTGGCCGTAATCAGCTGCTGCTGGCTGCCGCTGGTCGTGACCGTGGACATGCCCTCGCGCAGATCCCTTGCCGGCGTGGTGTTGAATCCGCCGTTGGCCTGCACCATGAAGGCCGTGGCAAGGCTCTGCCCGCCACCGCTGGCGGTAATGGTGCCGATGGGGCCCCTGATGTCGTTGACGCCGTGGCTCCTGCGTTTTGAGGCGCCTGTGCCTTGTCCATGGCCTGCCTGCACAAGGTAGGCGGAAGCCGTTGCGAACTTGTTGCCACCAGCAACCACGGTGCCCAAAGCCTGCCGCAGATCCAGAGCGCGTGGCTCTTGGCCTTCTCGTTCGCCGTAGCCCATCTGCACCATCGTGGCGGCAATCAGACCAATCGTTGTGCCGGTACCGGGCCGCACTGGATTACCGCCAGCGGTCACCGTGGGGACGGGCTCGCGCATATCCACGCCGACAGAGCCGGTGTTGAACTTGGTGATGAAGGCGGCGTGTGCTGCAGCTGGGGCAATGAATGGATCTTTGCTGCCAATCACATACTTCTGCATGCCATGGGCAATGCGGCGCATCGTGGCCTCGGCCAGATCCTTCTTACGTCCGAATATGCTGGTGCCGGGAATGCTCCAGTCGATGCACTCGGCTGACCATTTGTGCGGCTTGAGATTGCCTACTGGCTTCTTGGCGTGGGTCTTCTCGGGCCAGACGATGGGGAGCCCGTCGCGGCGGGCAATCATATAGAGCCGGGTTCTGGTGCTCTTGCAGCCGACATCAGCATTGCAGAGCACGCGCCACTGCACCACATAGCCCTGATTGCGCAGCGTCTGGACAAAGCGATTCCAGGTCTTGCCCAGTTGCTTCTTGTCTGGCACCAGATACTGGTTATGGCGCGGCACGCGCTCGCCAGGGTCTGCAACGCGGTATGTGGTCTTGCCCTTGGCGTCCTTGATCTTGTCCAGCGTGACGACGCGGCCAGTATCGGGGCAGCGCTTGGCAATCAGCCTGCACCAGAGCAGCATCTGCTCCACGTTCTCCAGGGTGATGATATCGGGCTTGGCAATGCCGCCCCAGCGCGGTACCACCCAGGCCAGAGAGCGAATCTCCTTGCTGCGCGGCTGGCCGCCCAGCGCCTGGCTGTGGTGGGTGCAGTCCGGTGAAGCATGCAGCAGGCCCACCGGCTGCCCGCCCGTGGCTTGGCGAGGGCAGACCTCCCAGATGTCGGCGCGGTAGTGGCGCGTCTGGGGGTGATTGGCCTCATGCATGCCGATGGCGTCGGCGTCGTGATTGATCGCAATGTCAACCGGGCGGCCGATGGCCTGCTCAATGCCTGTGCTGGCACCACCGCCACCGGCAAACAGGTCAATCACCAGCTTGGCAGACAGTGCCAACACAAATTGAGGGGAAAGCATAGGGCTCCAGAAATGACAAAGCCCGCTCAGTGGCGGGCTGGGGGTTGGTAGCTATGGCTTGATCAGCGTCGCGCGCATTACTTCACCTGGATGAAGGGGGTGACGCCACCGGCCTGGGTTGTCGGCAGCTTTCCATCCCATTTCTGGATGGCCTGCAACTGCACATACTCTGCGCCGCCCTGCTTGGCCACAGCCTCCGCCTTTATGCGGATTGCATCAGCTTCGCCCTGGGCGATCACGCGCTGGCGATCAGCGGTTATGCGTGCCACCTCGATCTGGTTCTTTTCCTTCTGCAGCTCGAACTGCGCGGCCGCAGCGGCCTTGATGTTGGCCTGCAGGGCTTTGTCCGTTTCCAGGCTCTTCACGTTTGCCGAGTGCACGATGAACATGCCCTTGCCGGCCTCGGAGTCCAGGGCCACCTGCAGATCCTTGACCACTGCAGCAGCGATCTTGGTGCGCTCCAGGTGAATGGTGGCCGAGCCGAACCGCGTGGTCACGTCATTCACCACTTCGCGGGCTTGGCGCTGGGCATAGTTCAGGCCCAGGCGCTTGCAGCCTTCGCCCTTTTCTTCGGTCACGTCTCCGGGCCACTTGGTGCGCATCTTTGCGGCCATGTCGGGGTTGATGGACACGTAGATGTCGATGTCCAGGTCGTCCAGCGCAATTTTGTCGTTGGTCTGGGGTTTGAGATCCAGCAGTGAGATGGGCATCTCTTTTGCGCAGATCTCGTCCACCGTCTTGAACAGCGTGAAGTAAACACCTGGCGGTAGGGTCTGGTCCTTGAACTGGCCAAGGGCTGATTCCACGCCGACGTTCCCGGTGTCCACTTGGGTGCAACCGGCCAAAGATGCCAGGATGGCAAAGAGTGCGATGAGTTTTTTCATGTTGGTTCAGATGATGTTGATGGCCCGCGTGTAGACCGCGAGAACGAGACCTGCGAACAGCACCAGCAGGAACGGGATGAAAAAGCGCAGGTGCTTGCGCGAGGTGGAGGTGGCTTTCTTCTTCTCCTTGGTGGACATGGCAGCCCAGGCCGCGTAGCAGACGATGCCGAGGATGAGAAGCAGCATGAAGTGACGCATAGGGCTCCAGAAATGACAAAGCCCGCGCGGTGGCGGGCGGATATTCATTGATATGAGCGATTGGCTCAGTCCATCGATATCTATGAATGGTTGGTGCGCTCAGTGACCGCATGGCAGGCTGCCGTCGGGCAGCGGGTGGTTGCGTGCGCCACAGCTGATGCAGAGCGGCGGTGCGGCAGCTGGCGCGCTGTGGGCGGTGCACTTCACGGCGGTGATGCCGTCGGGGTAGCGTTGGATTGGCGGCATGCTCGCAAACTGCAGATCCGCGCAGGCTTTGGATCCATTGGCGCAGGTGGTGCACATGCCGCCTTTGGGGATGTGAGTGGTGGTCATGGGGTATGGCTACCTGCTGGCGGGTAGCGGAATGCAGAGATTGAAGGTCGCCAGCCAGTGCAGGGCGGCGTCGGTGTGGAAGGGGTAGGGGCAGGCCTCGTTGGCATCGCGGCATGCGTGGTAGGCCTCGCGGGCCTCGGCCTCAACCTGAGCCTTGGGGATCAGCACCTCGCCACCGGCCCAGGTGGACTTGAAGGCGTCAGCCATGGGTGTGGGCGGGTGCCTGGGACATCTGGCGCACAGCCTGCTCAAAGCTCATGCTGCGAACGGGGCAACGCTGCGGCTCGGTGTTGGCCAGGATCAGGGTGTCATGGCGTGGCAGCTGGCGGGCGCTGGTCAGGCCTTCGCAGTCGGTGTCATAGACCTTGCTGAGGCCGAAATGCTGCTGCAGGCGTGCGGCCTGGCTGGCTTTACCGCAGCCGCGAGGGCCGAAGATCACGATAGAACGGGTGGGCATGGCGTTGCTCCTTTGCAGGTTTGAGGGCGCGCAGCGCTTGCTGCAGCTCGGTTTGAAAGTAGGTGTTGAGAGAGGGCGCAGGCTGGGCGGCGGTTGCCGCCTGGCTCTGCATGAGGCGCAGCAGACGGCTGCGTTGTCGGTCGCGGTGCTGCAGCTCGTGCAGCACGGTGTCTATCGGATGCATCGGCAGGAGATCCCCAAACCCAGGTGGCCCAGCTCGTTAAAGCCGTGCTCAAAAGCTTCGGCGGTGCTGCGGGCTATGTGCTGGATGGAGACGCAGCCACATGTCAGGACAAAAACGCGCATGGCGGTGGCTCCTAGAAAAGCTGCAAATTCAGGTGGTTGGTGGTGCCGGCGCGCACGCGCTTGATGGTCATCAGTGCCGGGCCGTGCTGGGTGCGGCAGCGCGGCTTCTTGGCCTGGGCTGCCTGCTCGGCTGCAATGCGCTCGCGGGCCTTGGCGAAGGTCTCGGCAATGTTGGTGCTGCCGGAATGGATGTACTGGAATGCCGCGCTGGTGATCGGGACGCTGGGCAAGGTGTGGCGTGCTGCTTGCATGGGGTTCTCCGGTTGAGGGCAAATGAAAAGCCCGCTCAGTGGCGGGCTTGGTGAGGGATGGGGTGGTCAGTCCTTAAAAGGGTCTGCCAGGGCGATGCTCTCGACAGGGTTGAGGTGGTCGCGTTTGCATTTGCCCTTCATGCGCCACTTGTGAGCGATGTGCTCAAAGCGCATGCCAAAGTCGGTGCGGCCATACATTAGGTTGAGGTGTTCGTGCACCTCTCGCCTTATGAGCGCGTCGAACTTCATGAGCACCAAGGCCATCTGCAGGTGCCTCTCGTCCAGTACGCGCAGATCGGTCAGATCAAACTGGAAGCGGTAGCCGTTGTAGAAACTCAGCAGCATCCCGGCTGCTGCCCGTGCGGCGCCATGGCTGTGACCGTCGGCCAGGATGAAGAAATAGGCCAAAACTCGGAGAGGGTCGTGCTCGGTGTGGGTGAGCGCGGGGTAGGCGATGTTGCTAGCGGTCATGGTTGCTCCTTGGGCAAAGAAAAGCCCGCTCAGCGGATGCTGGCGGGCTGGTGAAAAGTGCCGGTGCCCTGGTGGGCATGCCTGGGGAAGTGGTTAAGAGGGAGGGAGGAGAGCTCCCAGGCCCGGCGAAAACTGAAACCATCTGGTGTGACCACTGTCGCCATCAACGTAGAGTGCGACCCCTGCGCTGAAGTTCCTGATAGCTGACGCCTCAGACCCATTTCTGCGGCGGCAGACCTGCTTGAGTGGTCACGCCAGATGGCCCCGCTGATGCCCTGCGGGGGATAGGCACATGCACGCCGCATGCTGGCTACTGGCTCACATTTTTGAATCTCCTGTTGCTGATGTATGGGCAAAAAAAAAGCCCGCAGGGCGCGTGCCGTGCGGGCTATACAAAGTGGTTGATGTCAGGTCAATCTGATGCCTTCGCTGTCTTCGGTGACAGTAAATAAATCAATCAGTACCCATATGGCAGTAATGATTAGGCCGATCACAAACCAGCCAAAGATGCAGGTGCTGACTAGCTGGAGTGCTCCTCGCAGATACCGGCCAGCGTAGAAATTGTGAATGCCGAGCATGCCAAAGAGGATGCCGAGAATGATGTAAGTGCCACGGCTCTTTGCAGTTTGAACAATCTGCACGCCTCGTGGTGAGTATGAATTGTTCTGGCTGTGGCCCTGCTGCGCATTCGGTGCAGGGGTGGTTGGCTTGTACTTTAGCGGGCGCAGGTGGTTGGCTGTAAGGTTGGAGCTGCAGGCGCTGCAGTACAAGGCGTCAAGGTCAATTGGTGCATGGCAAACCGGGCACCAGCCGCGATCATTTCTTGCTTGGGGTGCGGGCTGTGAGGCTGGTGGATTGACTGCGGCCACCTTTGCTTTGATGTAGGCGGCTCTTGCTTTGGCTTCATCACCATCAGCTTCTGCAAAACACTTGGCCCACAGGCCTGCATCTCGTGCTTCGGGGCTCTCCGCTTCTTTGAGCGCATCGGCCCATATATCTTGTGCTCCCATCTGAATGCCCTCCCGATCGCTTAGTTAAATGTAGCTAAGTGTATGCGAGGGCGTTGGAGCCATCTTTTTTAGGCAGGTAAACCGCAACGCCTTGGTTTGCCCCGTAGCGCACGGTGCGGGTATCAATCAGTCGATAAAGCCGAGATCGCGCAAAGCTTCTGTCTCCTGGGTGTATTCGGCATCCTCGATGAACAGCGTGCCGTCAGGGCCGTAAACATTGCGCTGGGGCGCGCCCATCACTTGCTCAATGCGTTCGACTTTGTAGCCGTGACGCTCCCAAATTTCGGTGGTGTTGATGCGTGTCATGTACTCACTCTTTCCAAACCGCAGCGCCCTGGTGCAAGGCGCTCTGGTTTGCCCCTTAGCGCACGGGGCGGTCGGTACCGGGATTCCAACCGGCATGACCGTTCTTGCTCTTGGCCGCCTTCGCCTCACCCTTTTGACCGTTTACGTACTTTGACGGCTGGATACGGCAGGGATGCCGCGCAGAGCAGCGGCCGTGCCCGCTGATGCTATTTGCCCGGTGCGCACTGCATTGGTGGTGCGAACTGTTTGGGCGTGAAGTTTTGAAAGACCGGGAGCTGTGTGTCCCGGTCGATGCCGTGCAGCCCAACGCGTATGAAGCGTTGAGCGAATTACAAAGCAATTTGTCGAGCGTGTCAACAAGGCAATTTGTAGATATACAAGTTTGATTGTTGCTAAGGGAGGTTTCCGAATGAAGCGTCCACGACTACGCCACAGAAAATGTCGCCTTCTAGCATCTCAAGGTAGCGCTTTGGCCAGTCAGGATTGATGGCTTCGAGGAAGGGGTCGCCATCAATGAGGGTGTAGCGCTTGAACGTGGCTTCCTTCTCGTGGCCGCGTCGGGCGATAACGAACTGGCCAGGTGTTGGTTCCTTTTCAGGATTGATGAATAGCAGCATGCCTTCGGGAAAAGAATACGGGCCGTTGGGGTTTGTCATTGAAGATCCCCGAACTCGCAAGACATAGCCGCACTTACCAAGGTTGTGAGGGCACATGGGCCACTCATCCGCTTGCCAAGGCTGCATTGCTTCACAGTTGCCGGTCCACTCGCCTGCCTGTATCCATGAAATCAATGGATATCTCCCTCGCCCTTTTATGTCTGGGCCTATCTCTACGTTTGATTCTGTGACGCTGCCGCCGGGGTCGTGGCTAGAGTCGTTGCCAGTGGCAAGCCAAAGAGGGTCAACCCTCAATTGTTGGGCAATCTTCAGAAGGTGCTTGCTGCCTGTGGCGTTGTTCTTTGGGTCAAGCAGGTACTGAATTGCCTGAGGCTTGACGCCAACGGCACGCGCTAACTCGCTTTGGCTTTCTTGCCCAGCGATCTTCATTGCGTGTCGGAGTCGCTCAGCTAAAGACGATTTATCCGTGTTCATGCATTGATCCTACAAATTAACTTGTTGTTAGGGTTGCAAATTTGCTTGTTTTCATTTACAAAGCAATTTGTATGAGCACCACCGCACAAATCACCGCACACGAAGCATTGATGGCCGCTATCGAGAGAGCCGGAAGTCAGAGCGCATTCGCTCGCCTTTGTGGAAAGCGGCAAGGCCATGTCTCCCATTGGATTAAGTCCGGTAGAGGGCTGCCCGCCGAGTACTGCCCCATGGTGGAGGAGGGAACCGGGGTGCTGTGTGAGGCGCTACAGCCAGGTGTGCGGTGGGATGTGCTGGTTAAGCGTGGAGCAGCAATGCAGAAGGCGAAGAATGGCTGATATCTACGCAGAGGACATTCAGCGTGCCTGGAACGGGCGCAATGCTTACCAAGTGGCTGCTCAGTTTGGCTTGCCCGCTCGTTGCGTCTACACGGCAATCCTGAGCCTGCATGCAGAGCGCAACTGGCTGCTCAGTCTCCAGCAGGCCGGCGTTGCGCTCTCTGCAGCGCAGAGCGCGCGGCTTGCTTTGCTGCTGGATCTGATTCCGGATGATCAGTCTCCACAAGACCGAGCTTTTCGCACAGCTGTGCAAACACCACCTGCTGGCGAGGGTCAGCAATGCCCTTGTCGCGCTCAGCCTGGCGGCAGGTCGCAATCCACTTCACAAGGGCCTCAGCAGTGAAGTTGGGTTCCACCTCCAGCATGAATATCAAGTGGCCGAGCATGGCCTCGATGGCGTCGATGCGTTCATCTGGCGTGGCTGGCTTGTCTGGTTGGGTGTCCATTTTTTTCGTCTTGATCAGCTCTGATATCGGTGCGGTTTTCGCCATGGTAGCCAATGGCGTGGGGCTGGCTTTTTCTTTGGCTGGTGTGGCTGTGGGTTGTGTGCTCATGGCTGCCTTTGTTTGAGGAGGACTGCTATGGGCTCTACTTTCGCAATCGGGGTGGGTTTTGGCTATGGCGTTTCAGCGGCTGATTCCGACATTGCTCGCAGCATGTGCTTGCAGGATGCGGCCCGGCTGATTTCTGAGCGCCACAAGGGCGGCGTGCCTGCACTGGCCGAGGCCATGGGTGTTTCTGCCAACACGCTGCAGCACAAGCTGAACCCCAATAACAAGACGCACAAGCTGACGCTGGATGAAGCGCTTGCCATGCAGCAGATATCGGGGTTGCCTTTTGTGCTGCATGCGATGGCTGCGGCTATGGCGCACAGTTGCATGCCAGAGGTGCCGGACGAGTCGGACGGCAAGCCTGTGGAAGCCTTTATGCGCTTTCAGAAGGGCCTGGGCGATTTCAATGCGGCCGTGGCCGATGCGCTGATTGATGGCGATGAGACCAGCCGCAACGAGTTCAGGCGCGTGCAGGCGCGTGCCGGTGACTTGATTGCCCTGGTGGGCTACATGGTGGCGGTGGTGGCCCAGCGGGTGCCGGAGGTGCGTGATGAGGCTTGACATCAACACCAGAGGCCTGCAGGCGGTGCAGCGGCGCATTGATGCGCTGTCTGCCGGTGGCTTGCAGCAGGCGCAGGTGAAGGCTGTGAACGATGTGGCCTACCAGAACCTGCGCCCAGCCATGGCCGAAGAGATGCGCGCGGTGTTTGACCGGCCCACGGCCTACATCTTGCGCAGCCCCTGGGTGCAGCCGGCTACAGATGCCCGCCCATATGCGCTGGTGGCGCCGAGGGATACCCGAGGCGGCGGGGTTGACCCTCAAAAGATTTTGGACGCCCAGGTGTGGGGCGGTCGTCGTGGAGACAAGCGCTCCGAGGTGGCCTTGAAGCGTGCGGGCATTTTGCCTGCGGGCTATCAGACGGCCATTCCAGACGTGCCATTCCCTGGCAGCGAGGACGGCCACGGCAATTTGCGCGGCGCGTTTCTGGTGCAGGTGCTGAGCTATCTGCAGGCGTTTGGCGAGCAGGGCCGGGGCCATCACATCAACATGAAGGACAAGCGCAAGCAGGCCATCGAAAGGAACGGCGGCGCCAAGCGCAGGCTGGTCGGCCCATCGATTGGCCGGCGCTACATCGTGGCCTACGGGAAGCTGCGCGGCGGCGCCCGTTGGACTGCCAAGGGTGAGAACGATGCACGGGCATCCAACCTGGCCCCAGGCATCTGGGCGGTGGTGGGCCGCACGGGCGCAGATATCCGGCCCGTCGTGATGTTTGTGAAGGCAGGCCGCTACACCCCCCGATTTGACATGGACAAGGTGGCATCGCGTGCCCAGCTGGATGAGCAACTGGCGCGGCGTATGCGCTACCGCATCAGGCAGGCGGCAGGCATATGACCCATAAGACATTCAACGCGGCGCAGCAGCCGCAGACCCCAACACAGATATCAGGAGGTGCAACCATGCAGCAACCCCAAGCCGTTGTGACCGGCAAAGACACCAGCGCAGAGGCTTTTGCCGAGCTGGACAATGAATCGCGCCGCCGTTTGAGCGAGAGGCTTTACCAGACGCTGCGCCATGCCCATCAGCAGGGCGTGCGCGATATGAGCCGCCGTGAGCTGCGCGAGTATCACAGCGAGCAGACCGGCGAGTGGCTGGAGCTGTCCAGCGTGGCGAGCACCGTTAATGCTCTGGTGGCAGCTGGCCGCTTTGAGTTGGGCACGGCCCGCCGCTGCAGCATGTCCCCGCGTCAGCGTGACGTTGTGCCTGTGAAGTGCAAGGCGCAGCAGCAGAGCATCGCCTGATATCAACAGGGCATAGGGCGATGAATCACTATCCGCACCATATTGGTGACTTCAACAATGCCACCCGGCATTTAACGTTCGTTGAACGGGCGTTGTACCGGGAACTGTTGGATTTGTATTACGACACCGAGCAGCCGTTGAACCCGGACTTTGACAAGCTGGCGCGCCGTGTGCTGGCAACGTCTGATGAGCTGCGCAAGGCGCTGCAAGGGCTGCTTGATGAGTTCTTCACGCTGCAGGATGACGGCTGGCATAACGTGCGCTGTGATATCGAGTTGGCCGCGTACCTGAAAAAACAGGAGCAGCAATCGCTTGCTGGCAAAGCGTCTGCGGCTAAACGTAGGGGCGGCAAGAAGCCTGCACCACCTTTGGCTGGTGGTGCTGCTGGTGGTCAACCGGGCCAATGTGGTGATGGTGAACCCGGTGCAACGGACGTTGAACGCTCGTTGAACGAACGTACAACCAACCAGAACCAGAACCAGAACCATATCGATGATGAAGAAAAGGCGCGCACGGATGCCGTGGTGCCTGCTCGTGAAGCCGAATGGGCAGCGGTGTTTGAAGAGTTTGGCGTGCAGGTTGACCACACCAGCATCCATGACCGCAAGAAGTTCTGGCCGCTGGCCAACAGCTGGTGCACCAGCCGCGTGACGGTGGGGCAGATGCGCACTGCTGTGGCCCGTGCTCGAGCCGAGGCGCGTGAGCCGATCTCATACCTGCCGTCCTACGTTGACCGCGTGTTGGCGACTGCCTCGGCCCCAATCAAGCCCCGTCCTGGCCGTAGTGAGCCATCCATCAAATCCGTCCACCAAGGCATAGGAGTGCATGCGCTGTGATGAACGAAATGAATCGCCAACCTGGCAGCCGCTCGTTGTCTGCTGCCATCCAGTCGGGTGTGCATCGTCCTCCGCTGGTGAAGCAGGCTGAATGCGATAGGCATGGCCCCTTCCAGTCGCTGTGCCATCTGGGCGACATCTGGCTGGGTTGCCCAGCATGCGCGGCGGCAGAGCGTGAGGCTGAGAGGCTGCGTGATGAGCAGCAGCGCCGCGCGGTGCGGGTGCAAGAGTGGGAGGCCAGGATGGGCCGCGCCGGCATCCCTGAGCGTTTTCGTGATCGCACGTTGGGGTCGTACGAGGTGAGCCATGAGGGTCAGCAGATGGCGTTGGACTTCGCCCAAGCGTACGCCGATGACTTCGCCCGGGTTCGCAAGACAGGACGCAGCGCGATCTTCATGGGCAACTTCGGCACGGGCAAGACGCACCTGGCCGTGGGCATCGGTCTGCAGGTGATGCGCGAGCACAAGGCCAGTGTGCTGTTTGTCTCTGCAGGCCGCATCGTGCGCATGGTCAAGGACAGCTGGGCCCGCAACTCAGGCGTGACCGAGAGCGATGTGGTGGCGCAGATGGTGTTCCCGGATCTGCTGATCGTGGATGAGGTCGGTGTGCAGCAGGGTACGGAGTTTGAGCGCAATGTGATGTTCGACGTTCTCAATGAACGCTATGAGCAGCGCAAGCCTTCGCTGCTGTTGACCAACCACACGGTCGAGGATCTCAGTAGCAAGTACCTGGGCGAGCGGGTGGTTGATCGCCTGCGCGAGGACGGCGGGGCTGTCCTCAAGTTCTCCTGGGACAGCGGTCGCCGCGACATTGGAGGGCTGGCGGCATGAGGGCGGTGGTGCTCAAAAAATGGGCAGGTCATGGGTCCTCCCTGGCCTCCTCTGGAGCGGGTAATTCGGGCCGCATGTTTGGACTGTTGCGCAGTGCTCCTAGGGGGGTTAAGTGAAGATCCTGCCTTACTTGGATGCTCCTATTTCGCAAGCGGAATTTGCAGAAATGATCGGCGTCAGCGAGGCCCGTGTGAGCCAGTTGGTGAGCGAGAAAGTGATCACGCGCGGCGACACGGCCCACGAGTGGCTGCTGAGCTACTGCGAGCGTCTGCGCGATGTTTCGGCGGGTCGGGCCGGCAGTGATGGCACCGACCTTGCCTATGAGCGTGCCTTGCTGACCCGGTCTCAGCGCGAGGCTCAAGACCTCAAGAACAAAGTGGCGCGCGGGCAGTTTGCTCCCATCGGCCTGCTGGCTGACGTGCTGGGCCTGGCTAGCTCTGCCGTGGTCGACCACATGGATCAGGTGGAGGGGCAGATGCGCAAGGCCTGCCCAGACCTGCCCTATGAAGCCCTGGTTGTCGTGCTTCGTGTGCTCGCGGGGGCTCGCAATGAGTGGATTCGAGTCACGACAAAACAGATATCAGAACAGATCGAAGGAATGGCCTTGGGCTTTGAAGAGGACGCAGGCCAGCCAGAAGAGGAGGGCGGTGAATGAGCGTCGTCACCATTGAAGCCATGGAGGCCATCAAGGCTGCTGCGGCGCTGGGAATGTCCAGCATGCGGGCAGAGGTTCCGCAAACCTTGTCGGAATGGGCTGCTGAGCATTTCCTGTTGGCTGGTGAGTCCAGCCACCAAAAGGGCGGCTGGGTGGCTTGGCCCTTTCAGATTGGCATTCTGGATTTCATGAGCGATGACCGCATCGAGGAGTTGGCGGTCAAGAAATCCAAACGCGTGGGCTATAGCAAGATGATTACCGCGTTCATTTGTTACAACATCGCCCACCGCCGACGCAAGCAAGCGCTGTGGCAGCCGACAGATGATGACCGGGACAGCTTCGTCAAGTCGGAGATCGAGCCGCTGCTCGACCCTGTGAACGGTGTGCCGTCTGTTCTCGCTGCCCGCAAGCGTGGCGGGCGTATCGAAGAGACCATCAAATACAAGCCATTCCGCGACAGCGTGCTGCACCTGCTGGGCGGCAAGGCTGCACGGGCATACCGCCGTATCACGGTTGCAGTGGCAATCCTTGATGAATGGACGGCCTTTGACCAGACCATCGGTGCCAGCAAGGACAAGACAGCGGGCTCGCCCGGCAGCTTGGCCAAAGGCCGACTGGAGGGCGCTCCATACCCCAAGTTTGTGGGCGGCAGCACGCCGGGCATCATGGGGCTGTGCCACGTTTCTCGCGCCTGCGAGGATTCAGAAGATGAGGTGGATTACTTCATCGAGTGCCCACGTTGCGGCGTAGAGCACACGCTGACATGGGGCGGGCCTTCGGTGCTGCACGGCTTCAAGTGGGAGCGCGGCAAGCCCGAGACCGTGCGCCATGTCTGCCCACACTGCCGCGAGTCCATCACCCAGGCTGACTACATGCCGGGCGGTTGGCCCCTGGTCGGCGCCTGGGTGTGCCGTCGCTCAGGCAAGCGCTTCGGTGCAGATCGGATTTGGCGCGATGCCAGCGGCGAACCCTGCCGGCCCCCGCGAACGCTGGGTGTGCATATCTGGGCAGCCTATAGCCCGCAGCGCCCTTGGTCCACCATTGCGGACGAATTCGAGAAGGCCGACCGCGCTTTGAAAGAGGGTGATGCCGGCCCCATGACCAGCTTCACCAACGAAACTCTGGGCCAGGCCTGGGAGCTCAAGGGCGAAGCGGCTGACGAGCATGCGCTGCAGGCCCGTGCCGAGCCCTACAAGTTGAAGACTGTGCCCGTGGGAGGCTTGATGCTTACGGCCAGCGTGGACGTGCAGCACACCTGGTGGGATATCAGCGTCTGGGCCTGGGGGCGAGGGCTGGAGAGCTGGGTGGTGGATCACCACATCATCGAGGGCAACCCTGCCAATGAAAGCGATTGGGAGCCGGTCACCGCCTATCTGCAAAGTCGTTACAAGCAGCTGTGGAATGGCAGCAGCATGGGCATCACGGCCACCAATGTGGACAGCAGCGACCAGACGCAGGCAGTCTACAACTGGGTGACCAAGGCGCAGAACGTCATTCCCAACCTGCGCGCCATCAAGGGCCGGCCTGGCATCGCCCTGGTGGGGCCTGTCACGCTGCAGGAGGTTAACTATCGCGGTCGCAAGATTGCGCGTGGGGTCAAGCTGTGGACCCTGGGCGTTGATAACGCCAAGGATCTGCTGCTAGGCCAACTTGCCATCAAGGAACCCGGCCCGGGCTATCTGCATTTCAGTCATGAGCTGCCCCGCGAGTGGTTTGAGCAGCTGACCGCCGAGCATCGAGTGCTGCAGCGGATTAATGGCAAGGATGTGTTTCGCTGGATGAAGCGCCGGCAGCGGAATGAAATCTTGGACTGCCGCAACTATGCGTTGCATGCTGCCATGGCCCAGGGGCTGCACAAATGGTCTGACGCCAAGTGGCAACTGCTCGAGCAGGCCGTGCAGCCACCTCGCGACCTATTCAGTCCGCCTGAAACAGATGCCAGCGATGCAGCTCCAGTTTTGGAAGAGCCTGCACCTCGCGTTGTCACTCCGACCATCCCACCAAAGCCAGCGGCCCCGCGCCGCCCCCGATCCTCTTTTGCCAGCGAAGAATGGAGCAGCAGACTATGACAGTGACGACTAACAAGAGCCAAGCAGACGCCGCACAAGTGGCCGATTCCGTGCTGCAGTTGGAGTGCGATCTCGTGGAGATTGCGCGGCAAGAGCTGGGCATCAGTGAAGTTGAAGCCTTGAAGGTTGCCCAGGCTTTTGTGCATGGCCTGCGCAAGCGCTACGGCGGCATGCGCATGGGTGGGCGCGGGGCATCCATCTACATTCCCTCGCCCAGCAAGGCCGAGCGCAACAAGGCGATCTGCGAGGAATTTGACGGCACCAACCACCTGGAAGTCATGCGGCGCCATGGCATCCAGCGTGCGCAGCTCTACCGGATTATTTCTGCCAAGGCTGGATCTGCGCGTATTGGTGTTCCCAGCGCCAAGGCGCCTTGAGAAAGTCTCATTTGTCGGCATGCAATGAGACAGCAAAACCCGTAGCGTGCAGCGCAAAGGCAGGCAATACATGACCATCATCACTCAAGAGCATCTGGATCAGCTCGACCTGGCGATTGCCAGCGGCGAGCTCAGCGTTTCTTATCAGGGGCGCAACGTCACATATCAGACCACCGATGCGCTACTCAAGGCGCGCTCGCATATAGCGCGGCTGCTCGCGCAGAAGTCGCGCCAGGGCGCGGCCACGTTTGGCGGCCGTGGTTATGGCCTTGCCAGTTTTGACCGAGATTAAAGGAGCTCACACATGGCCAACATCATTGACAGCCTGGTGAGCTACGTGGCACCCGAGGCGGCCTTGCGCCGCGCCCAGGCCAGGAAGGTGCTTTCTCACTACGAGGCCGCACAGCCCAGCAGGCTGCGCAAGAATCGCAACACCAACCCGTCGCCCAATCTGCTGGTGGGGCGCAGCGCTTCAGCATTGCGCAACCATGCGCGCTACCTGGAGCGCAATCACGATATCACCCGTGGTGTGCTGCGCACCTTGGTTAACAACGTGGTGGGCCCCAACGGCATCGGCATCGAGCCCCAGCCGCGCCGCCGTGATGGAACCATCCACAAAGAATATGCCGATCAGCTGCGCCAGTTACACCGCAAGTGGAGCAAAGCGCCCGAGGTGACGGGGCGCATGCACTGGTCGCAGGCACAGCGCATGGCTGCCTACACTTGGCTGCGCGATGGGGAAGTGTTTGCGCAGCAGGTAGTCGGCAATGCGCCGGGCCTGGTGCATGGCAGCAAGGTGCCTTTCAGCCTGGAGATTCTTGAGCCTGACTTTGTGCCGCTGGACTTCACCGACCTCAGTCGCAAGATTCGCCAAGGCATTCAGGTCAATGACTGGGGTAGGCCCGTGGCCTATCACGTTTTCAAGCGTGACCCGCGTGAGTCTGGCGCCTGGATCACGCCGGCGGATCTCAAAACTATTCCTGCGGCCAATATGCTGCATGTCTCCACGATGGATCGACTGCACCAGTGGCGCGGCATCAGCGAACTGGCCAGCGTGCTCAACCGCGTGGAAGATCTGAAAGACTACGAGGAAAGCGAGCGCATCGCCGCCAAGATTGCGGCCAGCATGGCGGCCTACGTCAAGCGCCTGCCTGGTGTCGAGGGCTTTGACCCAGGTGCAGATACCCGCGAGAAAGACGACAAGGGCAACCCGCTGCCGCGTGACCTGCGCCTGCAGCCAGGCATGATCTTCGACGACCTGATGGTGGGCGAAGAGGTGGGCCTAATCGATACCAACCGTCCCAACCCCAATCTGGTGGCATGGCGCTCGGGGCAGCTCAAGGCCTATGCGGCTGGTGTGGGTGCCAGCTACAGCAGCATCAGCCGCGACTATGGCGGCACTTACAGCTCATTGCGCCAAGAGTTGGTGGAGCAGTGGGTGCACTATGCGGTGCTGGCCGATGACTTTGCAGGTCAGTTCAGTCTGCCCGTCTGGGAGATGTTTGTGCGGGTCGCACATCTGAGCGGCGCTTTGCCCATTCCTGCCGATGTGGAGCCAGGCTCAGAAGATGACTGCCTGTTGATCGGCCAGTCCATGCCCTGGATCGACCCCCTCAAGGAAGCCAATGCCTGGGAGAAGCTGGTGCAAGCTGGATTTGCGAGCGAGGTGGAAGTCATTCGCCGCCGTGGAGGTAATCCTCGGGAGGTGCAGGATCAGCTTCAGCAATATCGAGAGGAGGCGGCGGAGAGAGGGTTGATGATGTCATCTAATCCAGCGGTCAAGGCCTTCATGGACAGCGGGGCGCATTCCAGTAAAGTGGCTGAAACGGATGAGGAGGATAGTCCCGCCAAGAAATAAATTTTTCTATCCTCTAGGG